TGTGGACCTGTAAAAGGCTCATCTTTCTTTTTAGAAAAATCTATAATTGAGGATGGAGTGTATGAAGTAACACAGAATGAGTATGATGATTTAATGACCCCTTTTATAGATGAAGTTGCTGAACCGTTTATGAAATGGTTTAAAAATCAAAAAGAGTTATACTCTATATCAGTTTATAGATATTTTATGGCGAGTCTTTATTCTAAATTAAAAAAAGATAGAGACATTGAAAAAGTTAAACAATATGTCGTTGGGTTTAAATGAGAAAATTAACAGCAGAAGAAATTCAAAACAATTGGAAAAAGTTAATGGATACCATTGAAGGTTTTATTAGTGATGATAGAAAAGAAAACCTATTGAAGATGTATGATTACTTTCAAGATAGAATGATGTTAGCACCTGCAAGTGCTAAGGGACACTTTCATAATGCAATGCCTGGTGGATATGTTGAGCATGTTCTTCACATCGTAAGACATTCACTTGAATTAAAACAATTGTGGGAAAAGAATGGAGCTAAGATTAATTTTACAGATGAAGAATTAGTGTTTGCAGCTCTACATCACGACTTGGGTAAGGTTGGTGATTTAGAACATGATTATTATATACCACAAAATTCAGAGTGGCACAGAAAGAATCGTGGTGAGATTTTTAAACACAATCCAGCTTTACAATACATGAAAGTACCTGATAGGGGATTATGGTTATTACAACACTTTGGTGTTAAGGTTACTAATAATGAATACATTGGAATTAAATTAACAGATGGATTATATGATGATGCTAATAAAGCATATTACATGACGTATAATCCTGAATGGCAGCTTCGTTCCAATATGTTTTACATTCTACATCAAGCTGATATGATGGCTACTCATATAGAATATGATATGTGGTATAGAAATGATGAAGAACAAGAAGATAAACAAGAGCAAAAATTAAAAGAAATCAAAAATGAATTTAATAAATTATTTGCATAAGGAATCATTATGATATTAGAAATTACATTAATCGTCTTATTATTATTTATATCTTATATGTTGGTGTTGTCAATGAGAAGAATAAATCAATATGAAGATTTAATACTACAAATACAACAAATAATTACATTTGCAACTGATAAAATGAAACAAGTGGATTCAACAGGTCATTTTGAATCTGATGATGAAGTTGGTTTCTTTTTTGAAGAATTAAAAAGTATTCAATTATCATTAGATGGTGTGTTTGAACAAACAGAGGAGAACAAAAATGCCAAGGGCTAAGAAAAAAAGAAAAGTATATTTTGGACAAGAGGTTCAAGATGCAATAATTAGATATAATCAAAGTACAGATGATGAGGAAAGAAATGTAATTTATAGAGATGAAATACATAAAGCATTTGACAAGTTGGCTGAGAATATAATCAATACATTTAAATTTAGTTATTTTGATTATGGTTTCGTAGATGTTAAAAATGAGGTTGTTGCTTTTCTTGTAATGAACATTCACAAATACGACCATACAAAAGGTTCTAAAGCATTTAGTTATTTTTCAATTGTGGCTAAAAATTATTTAATACTACACAACAATACTAATTATAAGAAATTAAAATCACATGATGACATTGATGCTGTTGGTAATAAATTAAAAATATCATCACATGAAAAAACATCTTACATTAATGATTTATTAGATGAAACTATTAGATATTTTGAACACAAAGTTTCAACTTTATTTAAGAAGAAAAAAGATTTAGATATTGCTTATGCCATAATAGAGTTGATAAAAAGAAGAGATGAAATAGAGAACTTTAATAAAAAATCTCTTTACATTTTAATACGAGAAATGACTAATGTGAATACATCACATATAACAAAAGTTATGAATGTTTTTAGGAGTCACTATCCTAAAATCATAAGTGAATTTGAAATGAATGGTATTTTAGAATTAGATAAAAATAATATTAAGTTTTTTTAAGAATAAATTAATTAATAATATAAAAGCCCACCTGTTTGGTGGGTTTTTTATTTTCTTTTAAATTTTGTAAACTTGATATTTATATATGAATAATTATATTTAATCGGAGTAATAAAATGTCTAATAATGAAAACGAAATATTTGAAGGTAAATCATTTCAAGATTTAACAAAAGATATTTACGAAAATTCTAAAAACAAAAAGTTACAAATAGATTTATTGATTCAAGAGATACATGGTATGATTACAACCATTGATGATGCTGTTATGGTAGCACCAATCATAAAAGAATATATGGATGTAAGTGTAAAAAATGACGAACACCTTGTTAAATTAGCTGGAGTGTTACAGAGAATTATGGCTAAATCAAAAGGTGAATCAGATGAAACAAGTTTATTATCCGATGATGAAAAAGCAGATTTAATGTCTACACTTCAAGAAACTGTAAATGATTTACAAGGTGAAAGTGATAGATTGGATAATGTTAAGAAAAAAACAAAAGGATTCATGGAGAGTTAAATGGGTGCAACAGTAACCATAGATTCATCTCAATCAGAAAAAAATAAGAGAGGACCAGTTGGTGGTGAAAAACCACAATCTACTTATTTACAATTCGTACCTGCTCAAGTTACTGATGTAATACATAGTGGAGAGGATTTTGGATATGAAGGACCTTTTGATGTTAACGCCATATATGCAAAAAAACATTATGGTGAACTTATGAATTACGGACAAATATCTAAAAATAAATATTATCCTTTGTTGAGAGGTATGAACGACACACCTGTAAAAGGTGATATGGTATTGGTTTATGAGGATGAAGCTGGACAAGACTATTATTTAGGTCCGTTAAATAGTTTAAATAATCCAAACTTTAATATTAATCCATTAGTTACAACACAAACTCAAGTTAATAAAAATAAGGAAACAGAGGAGTTACCACAAAGTAGTGAAAGAGATAAATTTGGAATACCATTAAATTATCCAATAATTGGTGTTAAAAGAATTGCTAAAAAAAGAAATAAAAAATTAGATGATCCTGAAAACAAACGATTAGGAGAAGATGGTAGTGTAGGAAAAGAAGAAACTTTTGGAGATATGGTATTTGAGGGTAGATTTGGAAATAGTGTTAGATTGGGATATAGAAATACAAATCCTTTATTATTTATATCAAATGGAAAAAAATTAATTCAAGACCAAGAAACATTTATTGATAACTCATTGATAGCTATGACTCAAATGGGTACTTTAAGTGACCACTTATGGCCTGGTGAACCTTATCCTGATTTCATATTAGGCTCTGAAAAAGTTATATTAGAAAACCCAAGATTGGTTGGTGGTGGTAATCCAGATCCTGATGGTGGTGTTGAAGGAAAATTTAATTATAATTATGGTAATGATGGTGATGGAAATCCAATATTAGCTGGACAATTACTTTTAAATAGTGATAGGTTGGTATTTAACGCTAGGAAGGATACAATAACCTTATCAGCGTTTTCTAATTTGGATATGGGTGCTGGAAATAATTTAACAATTAATACTAAAAATTATACAAGTATTGAATCTTCTAATATTTATTTAGGGAAGCAAGCTCAAGAACAAAAAGAACCAATAGTTCTTGGAGAACAATTAAGATTAATATTGGAGGAAATGGTTGAAAT